ATTTGACCTAGTTGATGCAGACGTAGACGTTGATAGTATGGTAGCAAAGGCAATCCTTATTATCAATAGGTTATGGGATGTTCTCATTCTCCATGGTCTCGGCAGTACAAAGCCGGAACCTTGGGTACGATTTGCGGATACGCTTATCGTACTCGAGAGTTTAGATCTGGTGGAAAAGTTCTTGAAGTACAAATTTGCTTCAATTTTCTGCTGGATGACAGATCAGGATGAGTATCCCCCAAAACCGGACTTTTTGTCAGATGACGATAAGTCTCACGTCTTGATTGGTGGTACCGTGTACTCTTACATGGAGCGGATAAAGCGTATGTCGAAAAGGTCAAGGAAGGATTTCCTGGCCAAATTTTCACTCGCTACTTCTTTATTGTTGTTTAAGAAGTCCGCCCCCTGCGTGTCCGACACGTTCAAACAGACCGAGATGTCCAATACTGGCAAAGGATTATGCCAAGTTATGTATATAGACTATCGGACTCACGAAGATTTCCTTTGGGATACTTCGCTCGGTGAACAATGTCGTTACTGCGGTTTAGTGGCGTGTGAGTGTGAATCCTTCGGTTTGGACAAAATGGTCCAGGAAGTGAAACGCACTGCGCACGAACTTTTCCGAGGCACGAAGTTCTCGCTAGAACAGCCTTTTCGGGGACCGTCTTTGCGGGGACATGCAGGTAGTGGTAGAGGACGCGGTGGGGGCGCGCCAGCAGCATTTCAGTTGCTTGCTGAGCGCGCCCGGTGGCAGGCGGTGGTTGCATTGAGCCCTAGATGGGCGGATGAGTGTATAGAGAAGGAAATTCTCTCGCAGGTTTACGAAATCCTCTGGGACATTGAGGAAGAGTTCCAAGCCATTTTGGTTGGCATTAAGGAACCTTTCAAAGTCCGAGTGATTAGTAAAGGGCCTCCTAAGGCCTACTACATATGTCGGTATATCCAAAAGTTCTTATGGAAAACCGTCAAACGTAACCCTTCGATGAAACTCATCGGTGAACCGTTGACTCGGAATCTTTTGTCGGACAGATTAGGTCTTCTCCAGTTTGGAGAGTCCTGGATTTCTGGAGACTATAAAGCCGCAACGGATTATTTGCATCCTCGCCTGAGTGAGGCGGCTGTAGAAGCTATCGGTAGTGAATGCTTCCCGGAACAGCGCCTCACGGGCCTCTTCAAGAGAGCCCTTACGGGTCATTCGATTTACAAGTCAGTAGAAGGTTCTCCGCACCCTGAGTACCAAGGCCCACAGCAATGGGGCCAACTCATGGGTTCTCCTTTGAGCTTTCCGATATTGTGCATTGTTAATGCTGCCATAACCAGGAGGGTTATGGAAATCGCCGAAGGTAAAGTACTCAGCCTCAGTGAGGCTAGATTACTAATCAACGGTGATGATATCGGATTTCCGCTCAAGGACGGATATTACCAACTATGGACTTACGCTACTGGACGTGCGGGTCTGGTTAAGAGTGTGGGAAAAAACTATAAGTCTAAAGACTTTATAGTCCTGAACTCGTTAACTCACCTGTACGATGAGATGAGCGTTAGTGTAAACGAACAGCCCGTGGCTAAGTGGCCGCAATGGGAGCAGGTACCGTATGTGAACGGTGCTCTCCTTTTCGGTCTTCAGCCTAAGGGGACATTTGACGATGGAAACGACGTTGGTCAGATTTCGCTCGTCCCTGGAAATTCGCAGTCTTTGGACTCGCGCCAGGCGACACTCCTTAATGGAGCATCTGATCACTTTGATCGTGACCTTCTTGATGAGATTTTCGTCGAGAGTCATTTGGACATCTTGAAAAAAGCCCCACCTGGGGTGGATTGGGTTATGCCTGCCAAGCTTGGCGGCTTGGGTCTTAAGCTTAAGAGAAAGCCCTCGAAAGGAGCACGCCGGATGGCGGCCTACCTCGCGCAAAGCACCGCGGAGGTTTATAAGTTATCCCGTCGTCTTCGTTTTATCGAAATGGCCGATGCAGAGTATTCTGCGTTCGCATTTGATGAGGCGTTGAAAGACGGAGAGATAATTTCCGAGGATGACCCAACCATACTAATGCCTGAGCAGTTTGAAGCGCTTGAGGATGCCGATACAAGTGGCTACCTCTTGAACGCTCTGCTCAAATTCAAAGGATTTCCTCTCTTCCACAACGGTAGACGGTGGGTCCCTCACGCAGACTGGATGAGCGATGAAGCTCGAGGCCAGAAAGCGGCGGACACCGAAGCCGAGTATAAACGTGTGAAGAAGATGAGAAGGAGTGCCGACAAGAACCAGAATTTTAATATCTGGAGACGTGCGGTACAGGACCTCATGAGAAAATCTTTCGAATGGCGGAACCCGGAAGGATTGGTCTTTGATGACCTAATCCGGGATTTCAAGCCTAAGGCAACTAAGTTGGTTATAACCAATCCGAGCCCTGCACCTACCATGGTGCTTGGAGCCACCCGTCCATACAGATTGGACTAAAGCGACCCTGCCGGCTCTAGGAGCCTTGCGTCCGACACGAAACGTCGAAACGCCGATACGCCCGATTTTATTAGGGCGGGGGACTCATCACCCCTAGGCAACGGACTCAAGCGGAAACCTCGCGGATGCGGGCTTCCTAGACCAAACTCTGGTGGAGTATAATCACTTGGTTGCGTCGGACCTAGAGAGTACGAGAAGAGACCGTTCGCGGTTCTTACAACTTCTTCTCGTTCTTGGTAAAACCCATTAGATGGGCTCTTTCCAAGCAGAGTCTCACATTTTGGATATGTGAATCCTTTCATCAGAGCTTGAACC